TGGGGTGTTAATCGGAAGATGTAACAAATATACGTAATGTTTTTCACTTTGGGATGGCTGTGTTGGAGAGAAACCAGGGTCAGCGATCTTCCACCCAGGAAAAATAAGCTGTTCTGTGTGATATTTATAGTGGTGGGGTGTTGTGTTCTGTGGGTTCTGGCTGTTTGTAGTAGCACCTGGTTGAATTTGAATCTTCGCTGTAAAACTATAGTATTCCGCGTTTGACATGCAACTTTGTAATGTGTTTCTCCAAATTAATTTATACATCTTTTTCTCTCGGGGAGAGAATTTATCAGAATCAATTTGTGGCATTTTTATGTTGGTGGGTCGGATGGCTTCATGTGCTCCACCAATTGTCTCATTTGTGTTGGGTTTTGCTTTGTCTTTAGTTTTGGATTGTTGTTTTGATTTTTTGGGTTGGGTTTGGGGTTGAGTTTGAGTTGTGGGTGTATTGTCCTCGCCCAATAAATGCATGTTGATGTTTGGATTCAGGTATTTGTCATCGTATTTTTGTAATATGTATTCTTTTGCTGTTTCTATAAACTCGCCACTATATTTATTACTATCCGTTCGCATATAAGTAATATAACCAGCTTCGTATAATTTTTGACATATTTTCATTGTTTCTTTGGGTGACACGTGTAATTCATTGCTGGATACTTGTTGCAATCTCGATGTTGTAAATGGAAAGGGTGGTAGTTTGAATGTTCTCTCTGGGTTTGTGCGAGTATATATGTGGTTATTTGCATTGTTGGCTGAATATTCTAAAAAATCCAATACGGGTTCTTCTTCTTGTGGGGTTGTTGGGAGTGCAGTAGGAATATCCTGGTTTAATTCAAACGGAATGTACTGATTTGTGAAATATCCGGTTATTTTGTATGCTTTTGTACCAGGGTTTTTGCGAATCTCCTTTTCATTATCATACAAAAGACGGAGTGCGGGTGTTTGACATCTACCAGCGGAGAGAGCGTTCTTTGCATTATACGTTATGTATTTCCATAATAGTGGAGAGATATGAAATCCGACAAAAAGGTCGATCATTTGACGTGCTTGTTGCGCATAAACAATATTCATGTTGATAGTGGATGGATTACGCATGGATTGTTCTATAGCGGATTTGGTAATTTCATGGAAAATAATACGCTTAGTTGAATCGGGGTTTAATTTGAAAAGCATACAAATATGCCATGCTATGGCTTCACCTTCTCTATCATCATCTGTTGCTAGAATGACTTCTCTCGAATTGGCGATTTCTTTTCTTAACACTTCAATGTGCTTTTTCTTGATTGCGTTGTCGATGATTGTGAATTGGGGTGTGAATGTTGGTATTGGTGTTGGTGTTTCTGAAATGTTAATATTTTTCAGGGTGTTTAATTCTCTCAAATGGCCGTAACTAGCCATGCACTTGTATCCGGGTCCGAGGTATTCTTCGATTTTTTTGCACTTTGCCGGGGATTCCACAATAACGAGTGTTTTTTGAATTGTTGCGTATTTATTTGACATGGTTGATGTGTGGTTTATTATAATAGATTTGTTGTGTTGTTTGTAGGAGGGGACCTATTATAATAATTATGGTTTAATTTTTAAGTTGGTATTTATTTGTGTTTATCTGTGTTTTCTTTGTGTTTTGTTTGGTTTTCTTTTGTTTTTGGATTTATTGTGTTTTTTGGATTTTCGGTTCGTTTTGGTTTTGTTTTTGCGGTTATAGGATTTGTATTTTTTGGGTTGTTTGCGCTTGTTTTTTCTGGTATTGTTACCACCATACGGTATCTCAGGCTGTGATAACATACTCCAAATTGAATCAACACCTCTTATTTTATTAGCATTTTCTAATCTTTTTTCTCTTCGACTATTTAAAAATTGTGGTAACTTGGAGGGCATAATAATATTAGGAATTTTAAAATTATATATTTTGTGTTCAAGTACGTCTTTTTTCAATGGATTTTTAGGTATTATAAATATTTCTTCCAGTATAAAAGTAACAGCTTCATATTTTTCCACATAATTATTATTATTATTATTATTATTATTAATTTGATCATTATAAAACACCATTGTTTTTTTCTCATTAACACTAATATGTTCGTCATTAAATACACTAACTATTTCATTTATATAATATTCTGTAAAACTATCCATAGAATATCTAGTTGAATTATAAATGCTTACAATATCCATAGGTATTTCGTGATATTTATCTTGTGGATAAAATACTTGGTTTAATATATCATAATCATGTGCTAATAAATTATATATAGAATAAAGATCTTCACCGTCTATTTTTGTATTTAATTTAATAGGAGGATTATTATTATTATATATTTCAATCTTTGATTTAAGATTATCATACAAATCTTCGAATAATATTTTATGCATATCTATTTCATTTTTATTTACGTCAATGCCGACAGATTCTTCATTATTTTCTTCACCAGGCATTTGTTGTAATATGCTAGTTTGAATTATACTATTCTTTATCATACCACCACCACGTAATGGTATTTTATTCTCCTGACATAACAATTGAAATGGTTTTGATCTACTTCTTGGATCATAATTATTATTACAAGCAAAATAAAAATAACTATTTTTATTTTTACATGATGTCAATGTTTTTTGTGCGTTCATAGCATATATTTTTCCGTTATTATTTTTATAAAATAATTCACCTATTTTACAATTTATTTTTAAAAACATTTCTAATTTTTTTAAATCATTAATATCATTATTACTAATAACTTCATTTAATATTAAATTCACTGGTGAATCTGTATTATCATTAATAATAGTAGTATCATTAATAATAGTAGTATCAGTAGTATTAGTAATAATGTCAGTAATAGTAGTAGTATCATTAGTAGTTTCATTATTAGTAGTATCATTAGTAGTATCATTAGTAGTATCATTAGTAGTAGTAGTAGCAGTAGCATTATCACTAGTAATAACATCATTAGCAGTAACATTAGTAGTAGTATCATTAGTAGTAGTATCATTAGTAGTAACATCATTACCCATTTCAATATTATTTTCATTATTAGTAGTATATCTTATATTTCCATCATAAGCTCTTAAATTTGAAATATTATTATCATTGACAATTTCAGTAGCACAGTAATTTAAATAATCAATAATATTTATAAGTTTATCCAAAAAGGTATGAGGTAAATATACATTCTCGGTTTTAGAAATAAATACTCCGTTGATACTATTTTTAACTTCTATTTCTATTCGAGATTTTATTTTATTGTTATGATTTAATATCTCAGTTAATATTAAATGTTTCTTTTCTTCATCACTAAGCACTGCAGGTCTATATCTTTGTAAATATCTTGTTCTACCGTTGTTTGGTTTTTTTTTAGTAATATCATGATTAATATCAATAATAACATCATCATCTTTAAATTCATATACTATACATGGCAATTTAAACATAATACATAATATAAAAACGATACCATCTATTGTTGTCATTAAAAATGTTTTTTTAAAATTGTCTAATGATGCTTGAAATACGAAATTCGTATACATCATCCATACTAACATAGTAAATACCTGTAATACATCTCCCATTTCTTTTATTTGAACTACATGTTGCTTATTTTCTGTATCGGTATTTTTACTATTAGTAGATTGAATAATCAATTTTTTAGTTTCATTTCCTATAACATATTTATTAATAATACTTTGATGATTAGTATGATAATTTTCATCACGTTGATTATCTAGATTATTTGGATAAATAATTATACCATTTATTTCTACAATAGGTGGTGAGTAGGAAATATTATAACTATAATCATATATGTAACGATCTTCATTTTTAATTGACTTATGAACTTTCTTTGTTAGAATTGATGATACATTACTACATTTATGAAATCCTAAGAAATCGGCAAGAAAAGTATTGTCGAAATTTAATAAAACCCCTACGTCTGGAAAATGTTCTGCATTTGGATGCAAAAATGAACGTTTAAGTGGATCCAAAATTGTATTAGAAAAACAAGCCATATCTTTTGGTGTTATTTTTCTATTATTTGCATCAACAATATCTTCTGATAAATCCATACTACTTTCTCTAAAAAGATATACATCGCTATTTTCATTTGTTGTGTTTAAAGCAATTAAGTCGACTTCTAAACTAGTGCGTGTTGTTGTTTTTGCCCATGATTTAGTTTCTATAAATTGTGAATGACAACTTATTATGTTTTGTTTATATTGTTGTAATCTTGAGTATGGTATATCACCTGTCAAATTATATGCACTTTTAATTACAGGATCAAATCCTTTCAACCCTAATAAATCTTTTTTAGAATCTAAATATCGCATTTCTTTTTGAAACGCTGGGTTAATAGCATTAATACTTGGATCAGCATGAACATGAGGATTATTATTGTAACAATCATTACCTGTATAAATATCACTATATAGTAGATTACTAGTTGTATTAGTAACAGGATCAGTAACTGTAACGGTTATACCATTATTGTATCCAACATTAATTGTCGCAACCATCTATATTATGTATATATATAATATAGACATAATAAAAATGAAATTACTCTTTATCGATCACCACTTCTCTCGCTATTTTTCGGATTATTTTTTCCTTGTTTTTCTCTCCAGTACCAGGAACGCCTCCCATTGTCTCCATGATGATTTGATTGTATTCATCTGATTTTTTGGAATCCGACTTCATGCATTCTGGATATTTATTCTGAAATGCCGGTAATAATCCCAAATTTTTACTAACAACACTGCTAATCACCTGTTTTATCTTTTGTTTTTCGTCATTTTCTTTCTCCCATTTATCTTGATCCTTCACATACATGATTTCTCTCTTTATATCACTGCAATGCACTGGACGTTTTTCGATGTCTAAAGCTTTCAGGTTTTTGATGATTATTTTCGATATACCTTCCACATATCCCAGTTTTCCAATGTTTTCTAAATCAGACAGTTGGAGAGAAATATTCTCGATAAACTCGGATAAATTCATTGCATCTTTGCATGTTTCGTTGAGAAAAACCTGTAGGTTGAACGTTTTGTTGTTGCAGTTAGTTTGGTTAATATTATGCTGATTTATGGTGTTTATATTTGTATTATTACCTACATTATTTTTCATCATATCCATCATCATTTTATTCTGCTCTACCAATAGATTTTTAAATTCACTATTTTCTTTCATCAAAATCATAACTATGTCTTCTTTGTTTATAATCAAATTATCAGGTTTGTCTAATTCAATTGTGCATTTTTGATGATGTTTCCATAAACCCGACGATGTATTATATTCTTTACCACAATTGCAGTTGTATGTTTTTTTATGTTTTTGTTGAGTTCCATCAGTTCCATCCACATTGATAATATGTTTACGTCTTAATAAATGTCGATCCATATCACTTTTAATACTGCATTTAAAGTTACATTTTTCACAGTAAAATTTTGGTATGTTTTTTGTATGTTTTTTTTCTTCCATTTTGTTCCTAAATTGGAAGTAGAAAAAAACATAGATATTCAAACGCATTAAAATTTTTTAAAATTATGGTAACAAAAACAAAATCAAAATTTTGGTGACCACTGCTTAATTTTCAATTATGGTCACAAAACATGTTTTTGCCAAAAGTTTTTTTATAAAACAGAAATTGGACATTTATTTTTGTCCATTTTTCAAATTACAAAAAAACTTTTGGCAATTTTATTACGTTTTTTTGATGTTACTGAAAAATGCCATACTAAATTAAATTTTTAGTGTTACTGCATATAATCATGCAAATTTTATATATGACAATAATTTTTTGAAAAATGAGTGTCAACCAATTCAATGCGATTCATTTGAACTATTTGTACAAAAAGGAATACGATTTTTTATTTTGTGATATATTGTTTTTTTTGTGAGAAATTTGTAAATCCACATAAATCCCATGAAAGTTATTATTGAGAATCCAATGAACCCTACAATTGCAATATTGATTTTACTATTGCGTTTTACAGAATAATTTCGGTATGTTATGTAGTAATATACGGAAAGAATTGGGAAAATAAATACACGGAATAGAATAAACAGTGTATAAAATGCGATATTTATTATTTTATGCATCGGGTTTGTTTTGTCCGCAATAATACGATTTAATGTTAATAATACAGTTTGCATTTCTACTGTTATAGCTAGACCTGCATGCCATTCAAATTCTTTTTCTATTAATGGTGATAAACATACTATAAATGTGATACCGTGATGTATTAATAAATCACGCGGTTTACTAACTACACATTCTGGAAAATAATATATTAATAATGTGTCGAGAACAATATATCCCATGAATGAATATATTATTATGGGGAACAACGGAATTCTTAGATAATCGTATATGTCGGTAATAACTAGCAATAAATAAAGTATGTTCAATACAGAAATAATAGATAATACTGCAACATTGAATATATCATGCAATAAAACATTTATATTTATATATGATCGATAACTATTTCTATTATTTGTAAATGTTTGTTGATTTTGTAGCATTTTTTGATAGTTTTATAGTTTTATAGTTTTATAGTTTGATAGTTGTTTGCTGTTACTTTTCTGGAAAAAAAACATATAAATCAATTTTTTTATTTTTTGGTTTAGTTGTATTCTTCACAAAATCACATTCAGTGACATTTGCACATGATTTTTCTAGGTTTTTCAATATTTGTATCTGAAGTATATGCATTAATATAGTCTCCACAGTTGTTACATGTATCACCTTTTATATGTATCTTAGGTAATTCATCGTCGAAGGTATGATATACGAGTCCCCAATGACATTGTAAGTTATTCGTATCACTGTGGTTAAATCGATAAAATAAGAATATCTTTTCCATAATATACTTTATTTCACTCTTTGATTCTTTTACAAAACAAATAGTATTATATGTTTTTCTATCATAAAAAGCATAACTTTTTATAATATCAATCAATTCATTTGCAATATATTTGTTGTTTCCAATTTGATTGATTAACAATTGTTTTTCAATGTATTTTGACATTTTAAATCGTGAGTAGATTAAACGGTGTATGTATGTTTATTTTGTTTTTCTTTAATAAAAGAAATTTGATTTCAATTTTTTTATTATATTTCGATTTTTAGATACCTAGATACCTAGATAAAAATTACATTTTTGCGATAATATTTTCCCAATCATCAATTCGTTTTTTTGCAGTAGCATGTAATATTTGCGATTCGAATTTAGCATAATCAGTTACAAAAAGACCATCTTCATTATGCTTAAAAACACGATTTTCAAATAAATATTTTGCATCATCAAATGCATCATATAAATCGAAATTATGATGGTTTAATTTGTATATCATACAACGATCAAAATCATATGCACTCAATAAATCCGCTTCACGAACAATGTGATATGCAAATTGATATTTACCCAAATTTGGGAACCCGTTTTTTTTGACAGTTGAGTATGACATTGTTGATATAATTTGTTTTGTAATATCCAACTCTTCATATGTGAGTTTATTTTGTAGGAATTTTTCAATTTCATTAATACCTTCATTTTCATTCATATATTTTTTATCACACATATCATGAACTATTGCGGATGTGTATATAATGCGATCGTGATCCTTAATAGGAGGATATTTATATAATTCATTTTTGTATATATTATGTGCGTAGTTTAGAACATTCATACTATGTGTTAATCCATGGGATTCGTCAATGTTGTATTTTAATGAAGTAACAAATACAAATTTAAATAGTTTTGTTATTAGCATATGTGTGATGGATGGTATGTATGTATTATGATTAATATATCTTTATGTAGTAATTTTATTTTGTATATTGTTTGTTGTATGTTCTATGTATGTTGTTATTTTTTTGCGTTTTTGTAGTCTTTCCATGACATGGTGGTAACAGCTTGTTTAATGACAGGCTTCATTGTTTCAGATTCTTTATCCAATTTTTCTGCTTTTTTCAATGCGCTATCGATATATAGTTCTTTTAGCAATGTTCCAACCGCGAAAGATCCTTCGTGTTGATCCAATTCACCACGTTCAATTTGTTCTAATACAGCTAAGAATCGATAAAGGATGTCTAGATCAATTTCATCTTTGCGTACTTTATTATATATATCAGTGTAATAAGTGCATAAAAAATTACATTCAACGATGCATTCTAAATGCACTGTTTCCATATCACCTGGATATTTGTTTTTGATTTCAATTACTTTTTGAATGTCTTTACGCAAAATTTCACTGTGTTTTAATTTGCGTATCAGATCGGTTTGATCTTCTACATTATTGGCTTTAATCATTTTTTGCAGTTGTAGTCTAGCATTATCATCCATTTTGTGTTGAACTATATATTAGAATTTATATTTATTTCTTTAAATTTTATTTTTTACATGTAATATATAGATAGATCTTTGTATAATAAAATGACTGTTACTAAACCATTATCATCCGCATCATACGGAGTACCACCAAATCAAGTATTGTCAAAACCAGTTGGAACTACCACTGCCAACATAACACCAGCAACCAAGGGAGGTAACAAAAAAAAACAATACGGCGGTATCCCCCTACAAGGAAATACTACACCAACTACATATCGATCGAATTCGGCTATATCTCCATCAGACAACTCCATTCGGTTTCAACAAACAACAGCTCAGGCGAACGTCAATGCTAGTAATGATAATGGAGCGTATGTTCAACGACCACAAGGATTAACTGCAAATTCAAGTGGTGGTAGTAGAAGAAAATCTAGAAAAATTAGAAAATCCAGAAAATCAATAAAATCTAGAAAAACTAGCAAAAGAATAAAAGATAAAAGAAGAAATACGTACAAAAAATAATAATATATATAAATATGCCATCAGGAAAAAATTGGTTAGTATTTCTATATATTAATTTAGGATTCGTTATATTAATAGCTTCCGTTTATGGATTGTTATCTATAAATAATATTATGAATAATTGGGCGCAATATAGATGTGACGCAATTGTATTACCTTTTGCTGGTTTAATTATGCAATCTACTTTGCCTCCTGGTACTAGTCAATCTGATTATACAAGAGCAAATTTTAGTTATTGTACAAAAAATATGATGACCAATTCAATGGGTGACTTTTTACAACCATTGGAGTATAATAGTCAACTTGCTGCTACAAATGCAACAAATACAACTAATTCACTTAATGACTCACGTCAAAATTCTGCCAATGTTAGAAATTCAACAAATAGTATTACAAGTAGTTTAGGTGGTATATTTACAAATGCAAAAGCTAGTTCTGCATCTATATCTGGTTACACAAAATCTGGAACAAGTAAAGCAACTTCTCTAGGTACTGCTAGTGTAAATGCAAATAAAGCAATCATATCCTCAGGTAAAAGTGCACCTATGGGATATTCATAATAATGAATGATAGACAATGAATGATAGACAATGAATGATAGATAATAAAAATAAATAATATTTTTACTGTAAAATATTATTTATTATATATAGTATATCAAAATATTTATTGTTATATATCGTGATATAACAAATTATATAATGAATAAAAGTGATTTTATTAATATAGGAGAAAGTGTTAAAAATTTGAAAGGAGTATACAAAAAAACAACATATTTTAAAAATTACGGTACATCTATTTTTTTATTCATTTTTATAACATTTCTATTCTTTATATTTTTTTCATATTATAATGTGAAGAACAATATTCACAAATATCAGTCTGATCCATCAAAGTATAGATGTCATCCCAGTATAATGCCATTTGCATCATATATTTATCCTCATCCAGGAATGACAAATACACAATTCAATAAGTCAAATATCATGTATTGTATGAAATTAGTATTAAAAGACATATTAGGTGAAATTTTATTACCACTCGAGTATATTTATCAACTTATACAGAATATTCAAAATTTAAATATTGGTTCATTCAATTCATTGAGAGGTTTATTTAGCGAAATACGAAATGCATTTAGTGGTATATTTAATTTGTTTTTCACTTTAATGGGCAATTTAATTGCATCTATAAATAATATAATAATTTATTTGTCTAGTGCATTTGTTAAAACAGTAACTATACCTATATCAGTATCTAATGTGGCTACCACAATTATTTATTGTATGAGAATTCTTGCTGAGAGATTATTAACATGGATAATATCAATATTAGTAGTTTTAGGTATATTTACTTTAGGTATTTTTTATTATGTTTTTGTATCTATTTATATACCGACGTCATTTATACCATTTGTGGGTGAGTTTTTAGCACCAATAGTAGCTTTTGTTTGCGCGTTTTGTTGTGCATCTGTATTTTTAGTAGTGTATATAATCATTTCAGTTATTTATGGAGAAGTAGCAAATGCTTTAAGGATAGGTTTAAATGCGACTGCTGCAGCAGCACCACCACCACCCAAATTATCAGCACCCAAAATGCATTAAAACTAGATTATATAGATTTATAGAGTAGTAAATTATAATTAGATATAGAGATATCTTTTTTCTAGAGCTAATATATAAATTATGAAATTTAATTTTAAAAACTTTCGATTCGGTGATTTTTTAAGTAAAAGAATAAATACAATATTATTAATTGTTATTTTAATTATAATATTAACAGGACATGTAGTATGTTCATGTTCAAGAATGAGTACTAGTAAAGTAATTGAGAAATTAACAGGTAAGGGAGCAACTGCACCTACATCTGCACCTACATCTACATCTAGTAAAGGTAACCTTACACCAGATCAAAAGAAAAAAATAGCAAGTGCACTCCCAGGTAAACTCTCAGCTAAACAAAAATTAGACATAGCAAAAATAGCAAAAAATAAGAAGAATAATAGCACAACAGAAGGTTTTGTCGGAGCAAGTACAAATAGCGGACAATCCGCTCCATATCTTTTAGGAAGTATAGGTGGTACAGCTACATTAGATACAAACAGTTGGAATCAACAAGATCTAGTAGTTAAATGTGATGGAAGTTATGGCAAAGGTGTCGCCGATATTTTAGGACGTCCAAGTCAACAAATACCATTAAAAGACGGTGAATTAGATATATTTGCAACAACACCATTTAAACCAGAATGCTGTCCTAATTTTTATTCTAATTCAATGGGATGTGCATGTATGACAACAAATCAATACAATTATATGGTAAGTCGTGGTGGTAATAATACCCCATATTCAGAATATTAAGGTAATTTATAGAATTTGAGGATTACTTACTACTTACTACTTACTACTTACTACTGATATAATAACTGAATAGCATCTTTAACTGATAGATCTATATTTGTATTGTTCTTATAATCATCCATGAATTGTAAAATTTCATCCTTAGAATTTTTCAAAAAATAAAAATAGTCAAATTTTGACCACCACAATTTATTTTTATCAGAATAATATTCTGTGTCATTTATTGGTTCAACAATGATAATGTCATTAAAATCAAAAAACGAAACATGTTTTTTATTTATAACATTTGCTTCAATTTTTGTAATAATTTTACCCATCATTTCTTTTACAGTGGATGATATATTATGATTCATTATATTTAATTCATAATATATTTTTATCTAAAATCTTTTTCAACATGACGAATAAGAATATTTACATGATCTAACATAATAACTAGATCATTCTTACCATCAGTATTGTTAACAGAAGACATTTTTTGTTCTATTGCCATTTTTAATCGGTAAAGAGAATTTTTATACGTGTTTGTTTTATCAGTCATACCTTTTGACTTTGCTAAAATCATCCATCCTAGTTTTTCAAACATTTCAACGTACCAATGTTGTAATCCATTCATAGTAGCCTTACAACATTCGCCAGGAAACCGTCTTTTAGAATGTGTTTTTTTACTTTTTTTACTGCGTGTGCGATTATTTGCCGTTGCCGTTGTAATCTTTACTTATAGTACACAAATAAAAAATAAAAATATAATGTTAGTTAATTTACATGTCAAATACAAATAATATAATTATAATTCAGATTTTTTAAACGTACATTCCCTTAATAGCCATATTATCATCACGATTTTTTTTTATTAATTTATCTACCATATCTTTTGTTATTGTAAAAGGGAATTCTACTTTCATCGACATATCTTCTTCAAATAAATTGGAACCAGGTTTCATCAATCTATAAAGATTCAATTTTGTATGAATAATTTCTAAACAACGTTTTAATGAACGTACACCATCTTCTTTATTGCAGTGATTTTCAATGATGTAGTGGATTGATTCTTCTGGTAATATAATTTCGTCACTAGTGAATTTTACTTGTTCCTGAATTTTTGGTAATAAATACTGATAAGAGATTACAGTTTTTTGTTTTCTATCATATCCCTTTGTTTGAATAGAATACATTCTGTCGCGTAAAATAGGATTTACTTTTGATTCGTCATTGTAACTAAATATAAACAAACATTTGCTTAAATCAAAATCAATGTCCGCGAAATATTTATCATGAAATTGACTATTTTGAGATGTATCAGTTAAATGCGTTAATATTCCGGCAATTTCTTCACCTTTTGGAGTATCACTAATTTTATCTAATTCATCAAAATAGATGACTGGGTTCATGCATTTACTGTCAATGATAATTTGGACAATTTTACCCCATACACTTCCCTCATAAGTGTAAGAATGACCTTCTAAGAAAGAACTATCCGTTGCACCACCTAATGCTATAAATGCGAAAGGTCTGTTCAAAATCTTACTAATGCCTTCTTTAACAATGGAAGTTTTTCCAGTACCCATAGGACCTTTAATTGCAATAGCACAACCCATTGCATTTGGATTTGTTATCAACTGACCTAACATTTGCATAATTTGCATTTTAGCATCATTTAAACCATATACAGCATCATTGAGTGTTTTTTGTGCTTGTTCCATAAATTCATGACATTTTTCAACGCCGTCGGAAATATTGACTGGGAGTGTTCTATAATTTCCAAATGGAATGGACATGAAAGTATCAATCCAACCTTTCAATTTTGAATATTCACCACTTCCTGGTTCAGCGTAACGTAGAGCATTTACTTTTTTCATAGCGATTGCTTTGAATTGAACTGGAATATTGGATTCTATAATAGAAATACGATACGGTTTTTCGATACGAGTTATTTTGTTGATTTCACGCAATTCTTTGATTAAATTTTTCTGTTCTGTAATAGGCATTTTATCAAATATTTCTCTGTCATTCATAGTGTTTTTATTACGAATAATGTGATTGAATATACGAGAATTTTTTTCTGACTGACGTGATTTACGTTTTTCTTCCATTTTTTTTTCGTATTTTATTCTTTTTTCACATGCTTTTAGGCATGTTTTTGCAATCTCTGAATTGGAAGTTTTACATATTTCTTGTAATTGTTTCAGCAATTCTTCGTCGTTTGTATTTTTGTTTTCTTCTTTGTTTAAGATATCGAGAGTTTTTTCCGCTATATCTTTTTCATCAGAATTTTCAGGTAATGATTTTGCGGTTTTTTTCTCTTTTTTTTCGTTTTTAGATTTTTTTTCTGTTGATTTTTCTTTTGATTTTTCGTTAGATTTAGATTTATTATTGCGTTTCTTTTTTAGCAATTTCTCATCTTTTGATTCGTTATCCGATTCAGATTCTGATTCTGAATCAGATTCACTACATTCTGAAACATCTTCATCTATATTTTCATCTTCAGTTTCGTAAAATTCATCTTCATATTGTTCATCTAAATTCTCATCATCTTCATCGTAGATATAACCATCATCACCTCCAATCGTTAATATAATATTTACTTTATTTGATTTACTATCACCTTCATCTTCATCATCTTCATCATCTTCATCATTTTCTTCATCAGGATCTTCCTCATATTTGTGGTTTTTTGACTTTGATGATTTCGCTGATTTTACCGATTTCGCTGATTTTGATGATGATTGTGATAATTTTGATTTGGATCTAGTATTTATAGACGATTGTTTTTTTGCAGGTTTTATTTCTTCTTCATCAGAAGATTCATCGTGTTTATTTTTTTTGGCGTTATTTTTAATCTTTTCACCCAATTTTACCGTTTTCTCCAAATGTTTGGATGGAAACATTTTTTTTAAAAATTTTCTATATTCATGTGAATCAATGGATTCTTCTTCATCATCTTCTGGATCATATTCTTCTTCATCTTCGTCATCAGTTGACCATTCAGAGTTAGAATCCAATTCAATATCGGATTCTTCGTCACTTGATTCATCGCGTTTTCTGTTTTTGGATTTGTCAGAATTTTTTGATGGTTTGGTTTTTGATGAAACAGATGTCTTAATTTGTTTGACCATTTTGATATTGAAAATGAATATTTAGAAGTTATTTAAAAGTTGCAAAGTTGAAAAGTTCAAAAGTTGAAAAGTTCACTAATATAAGTTTTGTAGTTTAATTGTTTTTAAATAAAAACAATCAAATCAATTTTATTTTTATTTTTCTATTTTTTTCACAATTTCAATATAAAATAAAATTGATCCATTTATTTATATAATTAAACGCAATAAATAAAAGGTTCTATAGAAATAAATAATACAATAATAAACAATCTAAATATATCTTATAATAATAAGGAAGACATAAAGTATATAGTAATTATTTAATTTCTAGTACTTGAAAACGAAATGTCTGATAAAACTTTAACCTCGACAGCCACAACCTCAAATGGTAACAACAAACAGGTTGCACTGAAGAATTATTCTAAAGTTATCGGTGTGCAATTTAGTATGTTGTCTCCAGATGAAATAAGAAAAGGTTCCGTTGCTGAAATTACTAGCAGAGATACATATATAAACAATAAGCCAGTGATTGGTGGCTTATTTGATCCAAGAATGGGTGTATTGGAACCTGGATTAATTTGTCCAACGGATGGTTTAGATTACATGCAGACACCTGGATATTTTGGACATATTGAATTAGCACGACCTGTCTTTTATATTCAATATTTGACTACAATTCTCAAAGTGTTAAGATGTGTTTGTTTTAAATGTAGTAAACTTTTGATAAGTAAGCAAAAATACAAACAAGCATTGAAATTGATAGGTGAGGCAAGGTGGAAGTATGTTTTTGCATTAGCCAGTAAAATTCGTCGTTGTGGGGAAGATACAGAAGATGGTTGTGGATGTTTGCAACCAAACAAAATTCGTAAAGAAGGTTTGTCTAGTATTTTCGCCGAATGGAAGAATGATGGTAATGAAGAAACAGATGAAAATATTGTAATCAAACTAACTCCTGAATTGGTTTTAAAAATATTCAAAAGAATATCGGATGAAGATGTTTCATTTATGGGTTTTAGTCCTATTTGGTCGCGTCCGGATTGGATGGTTTGTCAAGTCATGGCAGTTCCTCCTCCAGCTGTTCGACCATCTGTGAAACATGATGCCCAACAAAGAAGTGAAGATGATCTTAGTCATATTTTAGTAAATATTATTAAAACAAACAAAACATTACAGGATAAGATTCAAAATAATGCACCTTCAAATGTGATTGATGATTGGACAACTGTTTTGCAATATTATATTGCTACACAAGTTGATAATAAAATACCGGGTGTTGCTTCTGTTGCTCAACGTTCTGGTAGGCCATTGAAATCAATCAAAGATCGTTTGAATGGAAAAGGGGGTCGTATGAGGGGCAATTTAATGGCGAAAAGAGTCGATTTTAGTGCTCGTTCCGTTATTACTGCGGATCCTAACATCTCGATTCGAGAATTGGGTATTCCGATGAAGATTGCTAAAAATATTACCAAACCAGTTGTTGTGAATAGCGCGAATAAAGCGTTTTTGACAAAATTGGTTCGAAATGGTCCAGAGGTGCATCCAGGTGCAAAAATTCTGGAGAAGAAGAACGGCGATTCAATTACGTTGCGATATATTGATAGAGCGTCTATTGTTTTAGAAGAGGGTGATGTTGTCCATCGTCATATGATGGATGGAGATCCAATTCTATTCAATAGACAGCCAACATTACACAGAATGAGTATGATGTGTCATATCGCGCGAATTATGAAACGTGGTGATACATTTAGAATGAACGTAGCTGATACAAAACCATACAACGCGGATAAAATTTTTGTGACGATATATGGTCACGATCCATCGATGTCCGCAACAGGGAGCGTGAAAAGCGTGAAACTCCCTAGTGAATAAATTAATAATTGAGGAAAACAATATAAAATAATGTTATATAAAAATAATTTAATATAATATAATATGAATAAAATTATTAAATGTTGTTCTAGATGTAATATAACAAAACCATTAGAAGTTTTTGTAAACAAAAAAAATTTTTGCAAAGATTGTAAAAATTTAAGACAACGAGAACTTCGTAGTTTAAAAAATAAGATAAAGATAGAAGAAACAGAAAAGATAATTGGTAAAAATAATAAAAAATGTCATTATTGTGAAAAAATATTTCATAAAACATTTTTCAAATTTCGAAAATGTTTTGAATGTAAACGCTATGATGATAATAAATATAAAGCTAATCCTATCATTAAAAATAAATTAAATATTTTTAGAAATACAAATTCATCATATAAAATAAAACATTCATTAAGTTCACGAATTCGTTCTTCACTAAAAAATAAATGTGAAAAAACTATAGATTATTTAGATTGTAATTTTAATGAATTTAATGATTGGATGACTTTTAATTTTAAAAATAATTATACATTTGAAAATTATGGAACGGAATGGCATATCGATCATGTAATTCCAGTTTCAAAATTTGATTTAAATGATGGTTATCAACAATATATAGCGTTTAATTGGAGAAATACGATGCCTTTATCTGTTAAAGAAAATTTATCTAAAAATAATAAAATATTGCAATCACAAATTGAACAACATTATAAAAAACTCACAGAATATCATAAAAAAAATAATATAGAAATGCCTCAAAAATTTATTGATTTATTTGCGAAACACCTTGATGACGGGAAACCCTTAAAGCCATCACTACCACTCACTACAGGAAACGTCTGTGAGGAACTCAGTTAATAGCTGACAACAAAGGTAATAAAGTGATGGATGATTACGTAAGTATGAAATAGGCAATCCGCAGTGCTACTGTCTAAGTCCGTTATGGTAGGATACGACAGGCACTCAGAGACTGCTGAGGTGTTGGTGAACAATGAAGGATTAGCCATCCTGAGTTTGCTTAAGGTACAGTCCTTCCTCTTTGGAAACATAGAGGGTGCATTATATTTAGCCTGGTAAAAATAAATTAATATAAAAACAAAAATACCAGACCATATATGGTGTAAAAGTTCGATGGCGATGAGATGAATCTTCACATGGCCCAGGATGTTGAATCCGAATCCGAATTAAGGAATTTGGCAGCCGTGCCATACCAACTAATTAGTCCAGCCAACAATTCGGCGATTATTGGTATATTCCAGGATTCAATGTTGGGTTGTTTCAGATTTACACGAG